TGAGCCTCTTGCTTGAGCACTGCTGCAAGCTGTGGGTCTTGTTCTGATATTAGCATTTGTTGTGTTATATTGCCCGTTTTCCAGGGATTTGCTTGACCTCCACCAGCATTAGCAACTGGACTTGGTTTTGCACCCATTCCAGCAGCAGAACTTGGTTTAAAATGATGTTCCCAACCACTACCAGGGTTTTTGAGACTCGTGAGATAGCTAGTAAGATTCTGTTCTACGCCACCATTTAATACAACAACTTCTCCGTTAGCATTTTTTTGTAACTTATTTTGTAATAATGACAGAGTTTGTTCTGCATTTATCGCACCAAGATTACTAATAGCTGCAAGTGCTGTTGTTTTAGTAGATGCAACTTCATTAGAGGTTTTCAAATCCTCTAACTGTTGAGATAAAGTCATTATCTGTTGTTCTTTTTCTTGGGCTGTTTTATTAGCCTCTTCCCAAAGAGTTTTCCATTGTCCTTGATCTTCTAGCTCTTTGGTGCGTTCAGCTTCTTTTTTCTTATAAACTTCGTCTAATTTAGACTTTGCACCTTTAAACTTTTCTTGTTCATCTGCAACTTGTTTTTGCAAAGCAGCTAATTTTGCTTCGTATTCTGCTTTTACAGAATCAAGATTTGGTGCAGATGGTTGGGCTGGTTGTGAAACAGTATCAGCCACGGGCTGTTCAGCGTTGGTCACAGACTCAGGCTGAATGACTTTTTCTTCGAGGGCCATTAATTATTCAGTAAGTGGGCTAGTAGTTTTCTTTTTAGCAGATTTTTTCTTAGTTGCTTTTGGTGTAGGAGCAGGACAAACAACAGGAGCTTCAGGACCATTACCCATCTTTTCAGATGCAGTAGGTTCTACAAGTTCCCATTTATAAGTTCCATCAGGTTGCAGAACCTTATCTAGGGATTTAGCCATAAAAATATATGTACTTGTTTATCATTCTAACAAATTATTGAGATCTGGCCTCATTTGCTGAAGGTAATACTTCTCCTTGAACCAAAATATCCCTAAATTCTTCTCTATCAATGACTTGCTGATCGAATAAAGATGTTAAAGCTGTAATATCTTGACCAATTAATCTTTCAATATCAAAATCTCTACTAATTTTTACTTCTGGTGGTTCAATTCCTACATATTCAGCAGAAAAATTAAAACATTTTTGAAGTTTTTGTTCTAATTCCATAGAAACCATAGCAAGCATAGAGTTTGTATCAACACGATCTAATCTTCGAGCGTCAGCAGATTCAGCTACAAACTTTTGCTGGCTAAGTGTACTAATGCCAAGTGTAGCCATTTGCATCTGTAATTCTTTTATTTCAGAAGATTGAGCATCGAAAGCACTGGAAGCTGGTTCTACATAGTAAACTTTATTTCCTGGCTGAGTTGCCATTGCATAATTTACAGATATTGCAAGGTCTTTAGTTTGGTCATCATATCCTTCCATTACAAGCATGGGTTGAGATGCAACGTGCAAACTATGAATTAAATCAGCTTGTCTTTGAAAATGTGCAAGATTTAAGTAAGCAATATCAAGTAAAGGTGGTTTACTTACTAAATTTTCAGTTTTTCCAGAATAAACAGTAACTAAAGGTATTTCACCAAGAGAAAAAGTACCTGATTCCGCTAATTTGTATTCTTGATCTGTAGTGCTAGTGCTAAATTCACCCATATAAGAATTATCATCGACATCATACATTGCATCAATTTCGTCTTTTTTACGAAATACTCTGTAACTTCCAGGTTCTATAACTCTTACTTGGTCATAAACTTTTTCACCAAAATCTCCATCAGGTAATACAGCTTTTTCTGCGATTCTTGCCTGTATAAGATTTCCATAATTTGATTCTCTATCTAATCTCCAACCTAAAAGATTTGTAGGATCTACTTCAATCCAATAAGGTCTGCGATTTTGAGAACGCTCTTCAGCTAAACTTACTGCTCCTCCAGGTGCAGGATAATCTACAAGAATATGACTTTGACCATAAGTAAGAGAACACATTAGTATTCTTCTTGCATATTCATCTAAATCCGAACCACAACCATCGACATCCATTTTAAACGTTTCAGTCCAGTATGGATCGCCTGTTAAAGTTATTGGTTTTCTAAGAACTAAACCTGTAGCTGCTCTTATTAATCTTTGAGTAAAAGGAGAAAATACAGCACGATTTACTCTAGCCATATATGCTGTGTAATCTTCTCTTGGTTCTAATGGTAAAAATGCTTCACTATTTTCTCTGAGATATTCTGTTCCTTCAGTAACAGCCTTCATTATTTCCCATCCTTTCATCATGTCAAGGACAGCCCTCGTGCGAGTAAAAGGACTGTCTATATCTCCAATAGTTGTAGAGGTTTGTACCTTTGTTCTATAGTCTCCAGGAATTGAGTAAGTCATCTAACACCTCCATCGTTTTAATGCTAACGCTTTTCTTGTAGGTCGACCTTTACTATCTTTCATTGGACCTTTAACCCCTTTCATTCTGGCACAAAAACTTTTTCTTCTTGCTGCTCTTTTTCCTGTTGGATTTTTTTCAGTTACAGGAGCTTGTAAGTTGCTTCCTGTTGCACGATTATATTTAGCTCTACCTTTAGCAGTCAGCCCTCCCTTCTTAGACTTTTCGCCTCTTCCTACAGATAAGCTGACTCCTCTACGTTTAGCCATTATTTTCCTTTCTTCCTCATAGCTATTTTATGTGCTTCCATAAATGTTTTGCCCTTCAACATCTCTTCTTTCATTATTGTCATGTGTTTTGCAGTATGAGTACCTTTTTTTTTATGATTTGCTAAAGCAGTTTTTTGCCTAGCTGTAAGTTCTTTCTTAGCTTTCATTTCTTTTTCCTCTTTTTCTTGGAACGTAGCTTTTTAAGATCAGCAGCAGTGATCTTATCCCGTGGTGGAGCAACAGCAGCAAGTTTGCGTTGTTTACTCGAATAAGATCCCTTTGGCATTAGACAGCAGAAGTGATAGCACCAGTTGTTACAAAACTAACTGATACTGTAGAAATGTCTCCAACAGTAGAACTAAATGAAGTTCCTGTAATGATTCCGTTAAAACTTAATTTTTTACTGCCTGATGTATCTAAGAAAAGATTAAACGCAGCATCACCAGCATCTTCAGCAGTTAATACATCTGTAATAATATCAGCAGTATCATCTCCAGATGTTGCTGTGTAAAGAAGATCAACTGTACCAGAACCAGAAATTAAAGATCCTACATATTTTCTTGATGTATCGCCATGAGCAGTACACTCTAATGTGTCTTTTGTTGTATCTAATGTCCAAGCTGTTGTGGAGGCTACTGCTCCAATTGATCCAGTTCCGTTATCAAATGATACAGAGCCTTCTTCACCACGAAAAAATGCCATGATTCTAAGAAAAATTTACTTATAACAATATATTACCTTGAAACTGCGTTTTTCACAGTTATTTTTTCTTCTTTTTTCGTCTATGTTGATAAGTTATCTTTTTACTACCTGTTTTTGCTCTTTTAAACCTTGTTTTTTCGGCTGATGACATTTCTCCAGTAGTCTTAGGTGTCTTACTTGAGATTCGCTTACTTGGCCTACAAGCTGGATAGCCTCTTTTCTCGCCTTTTTGACGACCACAAGGTTTACCAGTTTTGACATCTACCCATTTTTCTTTGAACCAACGGGTAAGTCCACCACTACTTCTTGCCACGTTTACTCTCCGTGCGGTAAGTCCCTCCACGCTTCTTATACTCTCGTACAAGCCATGCGTTAGCGTAAGCAGAAGGGTAAACTTTAAATTTACGCTTTTCTTCTTCTTTTTCTTTTTCTTCATCCCAGTGTGATAAGGCATAGTAAGAATTAGGTATCTTAATATATTCTAAACGAAGTTTGGCCTAATGTCTCTGGTTTGGCAAGGTTGAATTGTTGTAAACATAGATAACCGAAAGCATCAAAAGCATGGTCAACTCCTAGATTTTTGTTTGGCATACCTGTATTTGGAGCGTAAGTGAGAGTTCTAAGTGATTTTATTAACTCTTTACATCTTGGGTGAATAAAAGTTCTTCGATCTCCATTGGCATCAAGTAATGCAGTGTTAACAGAAGTAATCTTATCTCTGATCTTCCAGGGAGATTTTGGACTCATAACTGTAAAACCAGACCTTCTTAAGATTGTATGGTCTGTAACACCTACCCCACTTGTCTTTCTTGCACTTCCAGTCGGGTCGGGACAGGCAATAACTCTTCGATCTACTCCGTATCGCCTTGTAACCTCTTCAGCAAAATCCCAAGTTGTTGCTCCACCCGTCAACATGATCTCATCAAACACATAAAGGCAATCATTATGTTTTACAGCACAGATTCCTGCCATAGGGTCAACGTTAAAATCCAATCCCAAAAGTAAAGGCATCATGTGTAAATCCTGTACTTCCTTAGAAATATTTTCATCATCAAAACTAATAGCTACTAAACCAGTAAGATTTTCAAAACTAGCTTCAAATTCTTGTCTAAATGTTCTCGCATCTAACTGACCTCTAGCTGCTTCAACTTCTTCTGGAGCGACATTACCCCCTTCAATCGTAGTAAAACTCCATCTCTGCCAATCATCTCTTTCGGTTTCTCCACAGAAACACCACATATCATAAAACCAACTTGCAGTACCATCAGGTGTACTAATAAACAAAGCCCATCCCTGTTTATCTGCTAAAGCTGGTCTGATAACTTCTGCCCATACATCTTGATCCATAAATGCTGCTTCGTCTAAAACTACACCTGAAAGACTTCTTCCTCTTAAAGCCATTGCATTTTCAGTACCTTTCAACTCAATAGTTGACCCATTTATCAATTCAATCCTTAAATCTGTTTCATTTTTACTCTTTATCCAGATTTTTGGCACTAATCTCTTTAATTCTTTCCATGCAATATCTTTTGCCATGCGATATGTAGGTGCACAGTAAAAATATGTCTCCCCTGGTCTATTTATCGCTCCACGAATCAATTCAATGCAGGAAAGGTATGATTTTCCAAATCTTCTACCAGCTACGAGGACACGAAATCGTTTTTCGCAGTTAAATACTTGACCCTGGGCATATCTAAGACTGATTTCTGGTGCGGTTTTTACTGGCATACACTAAAAAATAACAAATTTTTCAACTATTACCCCCTTTTTATAGCCTAATTTACATTTTCTAGGTTATCATTCAAATAATACCTTA